TACTTCCTGAGACCCGCCAAGGTCTGAGGACTTCTTAATTGCAGTCTCTGATTCTACTGCGTCGACACGCTTTTCTACATTATCAATCGTGCTCTTGATGTTCTCAACTGTTTTGCTGAGTTCTGTGTGTTTATCTGCCAACTCTGAGATTTGAGTCTCAACGCTCTTGCTGAAAGCTTCAACTGTTTCTTTAATAGTTGTTACCTGTGCAGCATTAGCTTCTGAAGCTTTGCTTAGAGTATCTGAGAAAAAGCCTTTTAAATCACCTAACATTTTTGCAAAATCAGGTTCATCAACAACGACCTCTGAGACGTCTGCTGCTTTTTCAACGGTTTCGGCAGAAGTATCTGCTACTACATCTTCTGTAACAGCTTTTTCAACTACTGCATCTTGTGCAGGTGCTGAAACTTCTACTAGAGCAGTCTCTTCAACTGCTACTGTTTCTGTGTTTTCTGACACTTCATTACCTCCTTGTGCGTTTGCCTGTTTTGCTATTGTTTGTGTTTCAGGCAACGTTAATCTTGACTTCTTAAATGAAGCAAGAATCTTTTCTATTTCTTTAGCTTTGTTTACATCGTTACTTTCTACCCAGCCAATTAAACTTGCTGGTTTACCAGTTACTGGAGAATTGAATTCTTTTTCTTTTGACATAAAAACAGAATCACTCTCTTCACAATAAAAAATATTTTCTGTTGAAACTTCTGTTGCAATTCCTTTAAAAATTAATTGACCATTCATTTTGGAAATTGAGATAATGTTACATAGTTCATTTGCTGGAGAATCTACGACTGACAGCTCTAGTAAAGAATAGTTTTTAATAAAACGAACTGATTGACCTGTAGATTTATTAACCTCGTTATCAGACTCAATAATTTTTCCACCAATTGAAAATCCTGAAAGAGTACCGTCTAAAACCTTTTCCCATGTATCTTGTGCACCTTTAGAAATGTATGCATCTACATAAACTCCGTTATAAAATTCTCCGCTTTTTGCATCAAAGTATGTTTCTGGCTTAAATGAAACCATTTTACCAACTGCGTTTGACCCGTGCATTTCTCTAATGTTTCCACGGAAACCTTCAAATGCTTTTAGACTTGCTTCTGCGGTTACAACGTCATTTGTTTGATCTAGGTTGTCTAGTGTGGCAAAACCAGATACAGTTCGCTTTTCACGGTTTACTTTTGTGAATGGAACTGATAGGCTGATATTATCGCCATTGCTGGACCAATAAGATTTTTCAATATTCATATGCTTAATTTTATCTTTGTATATTTAAAAAGGCAAATAATGGTTGCCTAATAATTAAGCTGTGACTCTACCCTCACCTTTTGGATTTCTGGCTTCCCCAGAACTATCTGGTGAATTGGCCGATCTTTCCTGAGTTCTATTTCTGGTATTTAACGCCTGGGCCTTGATTTCGGCTGCTTGTGCCTGCAAATCAACAACCTCATCTCCACCATCCATAGGTATCATACCCTTTCTAATTCTAACTTCATTAGGAGTAATTACCTGCATTCTTAAATATCTTTCATCAATTTTAGACTGAGTGTCTTCATCTGTTAGGGTTAATTCATTAAATTTAAGCATTAATGCATCTGTTTTTTCAGAAATAATTCTATTTATTTTCTTTTCTAAAATATCTTGAGCTGGTCTACATACTTGCTCTTTAAACATCTTGTCTGCATCTCTTGCTGATGCTAGGCTAACTCCTTCTGGAACTCCAATTTTATTTACTGGAACTCTGTGTGCTAAAAGAATTTCATCTCTATTTGCTTTTCGATATATATTAAATGAGGACTCTTGTGGGTTTGCCTCAATAGGCTCCATTTTAAATTCAACTTTAGAGTCAGATGTATCCGCTGGAAGGGGGACGTAAAGTGATCTGTGATTCTTTCCTTTTAGCCCAACCTGGAAAAACTCTAATAGTTTACGTTCAGATTCTGGTGAAAGCTTGGCACCCTTTACTGTGATAATATATCGTGGTACCGCTTTGTTTTCAAAGTAATCTAAATTATATTTTCCAGAAAATTCATTTCCAGCCATTGCAGTTTGTGCGGCAATAATATCTGGTATTCCGTAGTAGTTATTCATCGGTGTATATTTCTTTAAATGAATAACTTCGTTTGGACGATCTTCTCCTCCAGAAATTGGATTAGGAGTTTCTTGATCTGCAAAGTTTCTAAAGTAAACTGCCTTGCCGTAAAGAAGTTGTATGAAGCCATCACGAAGTCTACGTACACGCATTGTCTTGGATGGGATGTGTCCTACGTACCCAATGTTGCCAGATACAGTTCTTCCAATTTCAATATATCCATTACCAGTAGCCTCTAAATCTGTGTAGGCTTTTACTAATGTTTCTGTAAAGGTTTCTTCTTCGTTTGTTTCCTCTAGCCAAGAATCTAAATCTTGACGAAGCTTATTCAATTTGCGACGAGCACGTTCTAATTGTTTTTTGTCGGTAATATTATCTAAAGCATCGTTAGCTTTTTTTGTTTCTACAAAAGAATATCCAAGGCCAACAATGTTAGCAACCTTTGCATTAATTGCTGAGTAGTTGTACGGAGATATCTCATAAATTTTTGAAAGATATTCTAGGTTATAAACTGGTTGAACAAGGTCGAACATTGCATATCCAGTAACTGCTTGTTGTAGTAGATTCTGTTGTGTTCCAGTTCCTTCTTGTCCTACAAAACGTTTTTGAAACTCTCTAGATATTTTTCTACGGAATGTTGGACTTAATCCATTAACTTTTTTTAACTCTTCGCCTTCAATGCTAAATGGATCATTGTTTATCACAACCTCTTTATTATTAAACTTTATCCAGTCTGCGGAATTTGATATGTCAATAGTTTCTGAAACACTAGACTCTTCGTTCATAAACTCCATTTATTGTCTGCCTCCGCTTTTTAATGAATCTTTGTAAACACCTATGTCAAGAGGATCTGGTGTCAGTCCCCACTCTAGTCTTTGTTTTTGGTGCTGGAACACTTCGTCGTCAATTTTTCTTCGTCCTGATAAAAATTTTGGTGAGCCCTCGTATATACCGTAAGATCTAACAGCGTCTGCCAATATATTCATTTTTGAACGATTTCCTTTTATGGAAGTCACAGATAAAAAGTTACCGTCATCATCGCCTATCCAGCGCCCGTCTGGCATTTCCCACACATAAATTCCTAGCGTAGTTTCTTCTATTACGCTCTGATTAACTCTTTTAATATCCATTAGATGTTAATTTTACCATTCTTTCTAATTAATGTCCACATTTTGTCATTATGACGGACAATTTATGAATTTTGAATAACAATCCAGTCATTATTATATATTTCAGTAGATCCTTCTGTCACTGACATGGCGGATGCGGCAGAGGTATATACTGATCTTCCAGTATATAAATTGTAATGGGTTATTGCCTTGTTTTTATCTACAGCATCCCTATATAGGGTTATATGCTGATATGAGCTTTTCTTGGACCCAGTACTCTTATAATTAAAAACCAAGTCTCCAGATATGGGTGCTTGAAAAACAATTATAATATGATTTAAATATCCTGAATTTAATACATTAGATATATTTGATTGTGCCGTTTTATCTTCACCATTTACGTATATTTTAGATATATTAGTTTTTGATATAGAACCGCTATCCGCCCAGCTAAATTCCGTACCAGTAGATGATATTAATAAGCTTTTTAATATACTGCTTGGAGTATAGAAAAACTCAATGCTATTTGTATCATATGGAAGATCTACTTTAAACCCTGAATTATTTGGTACTAGTACGCCATTTAATTTATTCATTGATAATATTGGATAAACCTCTTTGCCAAGGCTATAATCTAGGTTATCTATTTTATAAATATAAGACGCTCCATTTTTAGAATAAGCTATTTGCTCAGAGTAAAAATTTACTGATAATGAATAAAGTTTTGGAATATATTTAGAGGAGTCTGTTGAAGAAACTACTATTTTTAAATGAAAAAATCTTTGTTGGCTAAAATTTGAATATTTGTATTGTGGTATTGAATATCCATTTTCGCATTGTTCATAAGACACTCCGTCTAGACTTGTATAAACAGAAATTCCAGAGCTACCATCCCATTGAATTTTTGAAGAATCCATTGATATTCCAGAGGGCATAGATATAACATCTTGTAAAATAACTTCTTTTGTTTCTAATAAATCTGTTTTGGATAACTCAATATATTCTTCTGACCTACCTAGGGTAAGATCCTCTGTTAAAAAATATTCCCAAGATTTATCTTTTGGATAATTATAAGTAAATGATGTTCTCATTCCATTGTCATAAATATTAAAAATCTCTCCATTGTCTGGGTACGCAATCTGTATTGGTAAGGTATTTTGATTACTTAGGTAATGATCTTTAATTTGTTTTTCTGATAAAGAGTACCTGTACACTGCTGGATTATCTATTAAGAACTCGTCTCCGCTATTTTGTGTAGGACCAGACTTTAGCAAGACCTGTGTATTTTCAAAAGGAATGCCAGTTATTGTTTTGCTAATGGCCAAGTTTCCGTCTAAATATATAGATGCTGAATTTACTGAATATTTGCATACAACATAAATAGATTTATTAGTTTCTGGAACTGTGTGCTCTAAAGTTTCGGTACCAATAACAAATATAATATTGTTGTTTTGCCAAGCAATTCCAAGATCATTAGAAGAATCTATAAAAATGGGAGTAAGGTTTGTAGAAGATATTTTTGGCAAAATCCAACACTCTAGCGTAAATTCATTGTCCGCTGTGTCTAGCGTTCCAAATCCTCCTCCTTCTGTTTGTGCGTAATAATCATTAACAATTGCAAACTCTATATTTGACAATGAAGTAATTTTTGCTGAGTATTGACCTCCAGAAACCATTGGCATTATCTTAGTTTGGCTTGGA